AGCGTACTTGACCACTTGAGCCCTGATCCAATTGATGACATTTAATTGTCTGGAAAAAACACGGTTGGATCTGGGGTCAAGCACACCTGTTAAAGTCAGGGCTCAGGATATCCTGGGGGCTGCTTGACCGTAAGACCTCAAGCCTTCAAGCCTTCAAGCGGGTGGGCCCGCCCATTAAAGTACAAGAAAAAAATTTAATAGTTGACAGGCCCGGGGATCTGGGATATAATAGGATTAGAAAGAAGAGGTAAACATGCAACTAGAAAAACCAAAAAAGAAAAAAATAAAATGGCACGGCCAGACTGTGGTGATGCCCTTTGATTGTTCAGTGTACCTGGACAAGACTATAAAGATCGCGAATAGATTCACAGGTGAAGAGACAGAGATGCCAGGATACGCGGCCAGCGTCTACGATACAATTATTGGCGCTGAGCGCTTTGAAGCCTGGGACATTGTCCGGGCTGGAATAGACTGGTTCAGACAACACTTTCCAAAACAATACATGGTGGTCCTTGACTAGATTAAATCTACTAAAATATTTTATCTCGGCGGATGAAGATCTACCGCCGAGCTACGTCAAAAAGTGTAAAAAATTTCTAGAAGAAATAAAACAAAACAGTAAGAGCTCAAGCGCCCGAGCGGGTGGGCCCGCCCATAAAGAATCAGGGTCCAAGCAACAAGCTTGACAGGCTGCAAGCTATAGGATATTATAAGATTATGAAAAAGAAAGAAGCAAGCAAGATCACCGGAGGACTGAGCGCCCCGGGCAAGATGCCAGAAGGTTCTTATAACCTGCCGGCCAGCGCCTGTCAGACTGGCGCTAAGCTCAGAGAGATTCCCGGCACGCCGTGCTATGGCTGCTATGCCTTCAAGGGCCGTTACAACTTCCCGAACGTTAAGGACGCCTTAAGCAGGCGCCTGGACTCGTTAACACATCCAGACTGGGTTCAGGCCATGGCTGTGTTGATCAAAGGCAAGAAGCATTTCCGCTGGCATGACTCCGGAGACCTGCAAGGGCCCGAGCACCTTAAAAAAATTTTTGAAGTCTGCAAGCGCACGCCGGAGACCAGTCACTGGCTCCCGACTCAGGAGCGGAAATTGTTACAATTCCTGGATCCGGACATAATACCGCCGAATTTAATTATTAGACTATCCAATGCAAAAAATGACACGAAGCCCGGCAACGCCTGGTCCCATTGGTCCACAGTCGTGAAGAGTCCTCGAGCTGGTCACGTATGCCCGGCCCCAGAACAGGGCAACAACTGCGGCAGCTGTCGCGCATGCTGGAATAAAGATGTTAAAGAAGTTCAGTACAGGCTACATTAGAATGATTCTAAACTACAAACCGGAACCAGTTCGGGTTCAGTCTACAAGCCTTCAAGCACAGAGACGCAAGACGTCAAGCCGCAAGCTAAGGGCTCAAGCCTCAAGCCCGAGTCTACAAGCTCCAAGATCCTAGAGCCAGAGTACAAGCGCACAAGCCCAAGGTCCAGGGCACAAGCAACAAGGACAAAGGTATTTTTTTTATGCTTAATATGAAATGATATTTGGTGCGGGGAGAACCGTACCAAATAGGGGTTTTTTGGTGAGGTTGTTTTTAATTCAACAGTGAAAAAGTTCCCAGAAGGAGCATAGCCCAATAGATCAGGAGTGCCGAATAAAGCCCAGTTTTCCAGTCTAGTCCACGAAATCGAGGTAGTTTCATTTTTTAGTTTTTTCCAAAGTTGCCGTTCCGAAATGAACGACATATCCACCCCAGAACTTTTTTTAAAGTTTACCAATTATTTTACTCATCCGAGCTCTTTCTGGCTCAGCTACGAGGACCAATCTATGGGTCTCTCGCGAACCGATAATCTTATTTTCCATCAAATTAATTTCCCTGATGTCCATCATCTGACCATTAGGCAATTGAATCTGAACCCGTGCGTTACCGCTCGTAGGGCTTAGAAAAAACTTATCTAAAGCTTGTCTGAATGTCTTTCCGTTTAGCATTATGATTGTATATATACAAGAAATATATTATATTGACAACATTATGCCGGGACCAAAAAAGTTTCTAACACCCAAACAAACAAAATTTGCAGAGCTTATAGTATATGGAATTGAAGGTAGCCCTATTACTAAAAGCGAAGCGGCCAGACTAGCAGGATATTCAGACTTTGCGTCCGAAGGATCAAAGCTAACTAATCCAAAATACTTCCCTTTAGTGTGCGCTTACATTAGCAATCTACAAGATGAAGTAAGGCAGAAATATGGCATAACTTTTGAAGGACATTTAGAAGAGCTAGGAAAAATTAGGGATAGAGGAAAGAAAGACAACAAGAATCTAGCGGCAGCAGCTACAACTGAAATAGCTAGAGGTAAAGCAGCAGGATTCTACATAGACCAGAAGATTATTAGACACGGTAATATTGACGACATGAATCTTGACCAACTCTATGCTCGTATGAAAAACATCAAGGAACGAAACGAAAAAATAATGGAAGCTAAAAAATTACTTACTGAAGACTCAGAAAAAATAGACAAATCAACAAAGTCCCTACCGTCACCGCAACAAAAAAACGATCAGGATTAAACATCTAGTTTCTCCATTTTTATAATACACCCTTTCGGGAACACATTCCTGTCAGAAAAGACTTCGTCTTTCTCATCATACGACGCAAACGTCCAGACAAACTTTTTCGTTTTCTTGTAGACGTACGCGAATGAGACCATTTTAGAGCATTCAAATTTATCAAACTCTTCCCTAGTGGCATGGCCTCCGTCGGCGGTAATATCCAACCAGGAAATTTTGTAGAAGTAATATTTCTTTTTGTGGATCGTGACATGTTTATATTTTGATTTTTTTCTGAACATAATATTGTATACTCCCTCCTCAATAAATTAAAAAATAAAAAACATCAATCATGTGCGCGCGTCCCTTAAGTTGTTGGTATTGCTAGCTTTTTGAAGAATTGTATCTTTTGTAACCAATTGTATCCAATTAAAATATACAATTTTGAGCGAATAAGTGTTGGTATACAACAATTCTAGCTTTTGTACCAATTGTAACCACTTTTAAAAAAAAATAAAAAAAATTTTTTTATTTCATTGAAATAACAGTATACAAGGGATACAATGCAATTAATGGCTAATTTACTCGCTAATCTGTTCATTTTTTGTATCTTTCTGGTTTTTGTTCTGGTTACAATTCCTGTAATACTCATCAATTTTGCGAAGGAATGTGTGTTGGTAGTGGACAAATTCCTTGTCCGCAACTTCAAACTTCTGAAACAGGCCATCTTTAGAACACATAAGAACAACTCCTGATTGTATCTTAGTTCCATAAACATAATTGTGTGCCATTGCATAGGCTCCTAATTGGACAAAATAGTCCTCTATCCACTCCCTACGTTTTGGCTTATTGGTTTGTTTAAAGTCTATTATACTTTCACGCGAATTATAAATTCCCACCACATCTGTTTGACCGGCATAAAGACCGGGGTAATGTAGCGTTACTTCAGTGCCCCAGACCTCTTCCAGGTCCCCGAGCCCCGATTCTATGACCTTTTTGGCCATGGGTTCTGCCTCTCTGCCTACTGCCGTTAGGTCCTTGTGCCCTGTTCCCTTAATGAAGGCCTCTAGATACGTATGCATAGCCGTACCTCTTAACGCCGCAATATCCTTTATTCGATCAGCGCTTTCCGCTCCGACTCGTGCTCTCCAAGCAGCTAGAGACTGTCGCTTCTCTTCCGACTGGGTTGCAGAAATAATGGTTGTAACACTTGGTAACTTTTCGTGACCAATATCATAGTGTCTGGACCCCTGGATCAGGGACCGAATACTTCTAGGGTAGATAAATTTTTTATTCCACTTCACAGGTGCTCTCTCATCTGGCTCATCATACAAATTCCACTCATACATTATAAAACGTATATTTTAATGTTAGTTCTTCTCCTGCTTTAATATCTTTAATCGTGACTAGATTCCATTTCTTCTTAAAGGTTTCCCCCTGATATCCATTAGCACGAAGTTCAGCTTTAATACAGTTAGGTTCGTTAGCATGATTAATAAATCCTCCAAGAGGAGTTCTAATAATGGCGTCATCAATCTTGATGTGAGATATACCTAGATTGGTAGCCACTATAATATCTTCCTTTGCAAAGAGGCCTAAGCCATCGACTTTGCTTTTTTTAATCGTCAGTGAGTCGGGTAACGGTTTATACATTAGTGAAGCGTTCCTTTCTTAATATCATAAGGTTCCACATTCGTTTCATAGGCAACCTTCATAATACGTTCGTAATCTTCTTTACTTAAATTTGTTCGATAAAGTCTTTGGGCAATCGCCATTAGCGCGGCCGCAACCATTGCCGGGTCTAGTTTATGTTCTAACAAATGTAAAACATGATCTAAAAGATCATGATAAACTTTGTCTGCGTTTTCTGAATTGTTCGTCATAGTGATCAATAATAAGTTTTGCTTTCTCTTGTTTAACAATGAGGTAGGGATAGATTTGGTTAAGGACTCGATAAACAGCATGATGACATAAACGCCAACGATGTTGAGTTTTAAAGGTAGGATGATTAGGAAATTTCTTTAGGTCCCTGTTCCCTTCTCCCGTAGTCGCCATCAAGTAATCAATCAATCTTCCATCCACCTGCGGGACTTCCATACGGATAACTAAAACATTATGTATAGGTTTCCCTGGACGAGTATTGCGTCTCATCTTCTTACGTCGGTACTCCAACCAACCTTCTCCATCCACAATCCCTGCGACATAAGCTCGTTCTTCCAGAGACATAATTCTCATAGGATGCCGTCTTTCCTCATTTTATTAACCATATCATCCATCTCTTTCCGGTGGACCATATTATCAAATTCATGTTCTTCTCGGGCAATCGTCATTTCTTTCTTCAAATATTCTATTTCTTTCAGCGCTTCTCTCATTTCCGGAGAGTTAGTCACTGTGGTTGCCTTCACAATACTGAGTTCGCCCTGTAATTCTTGGCAACGCTTATGTTCTTTTTCGTACTGGTCTTTCCAGTAACGGTGATAATCAATTTCCTTTGATTCTGTCATATACATGTCTCTTTATATCTTTATCTGTTTGCATAATGGTAAGTACATCAACCCCATTATAAGCTTTCACATACGTATTATGTGAAATAGCAATACTGCTTCCACTTGCAAGGAGCGCAAACTCACTGCAACCGGTGGATGCCATCAGCATCAATAATAATAGTATCGTTCGGATCATTTAGTTCTCCTTCCGCTTCACACATCGTACAGTTCATTGTAACTTTTTCGTTAAGTTCTTCAACTGATTTATGTGTAATAGTTATGTACCCATTTCCTTTACAACGGGGACAAATTTTATTTTTCTTTGGGTTTTGCTTTGCCATTCAATCTTTCAATCTCCTTATTGATTAAAATATTAATCGTACCACTTCGACTTTGAACGGTATAGGGAGTAATTACTTTTCGGATCTTATCTAAATTTTGGTAACACTCTTTAGACAAAGAAACGTTTTTATATTTACTTATGTCAGTCATTTGTTATATCCTCTTTCATATTTATTTGTTTATTAATATAGGATTATTCCCATAAATTACAAGAAAAGTCAATGAAGATTATAACATTAACTGTAAT